GATAAGAATGCATTGTTATTAGCTAACAAAGCAGATACTACTAAAGAGATTATTGACAAGACTAAAGTTGTAATTGAGAACATGCCATTCTTTTTAAAGCCTGGTATTCACAAATATGACGTTATGAATATGAAGCTTGATAATGGTTGTCGTTTGATTGGTCAATCAACAACTGCAAAATCAGGTATTGGTTTTACCATTCACTTACTATTCTTGGATGAGTTTGCCCACATTCCACCAAATATTGTAGATCCATTCTATGAAAACGTTTATCCTACATTATCCTCATCCAAGGTATCCAGGATTATTATTACGTCGACACCAAATGGATTTAATAAGTTCTATGAAATTTATTCTGGAGCTGATTCAGGTCAAAACGAATACAAACCATTTAGAGTTGATTGGTGGCAAGTACCAGGCAGAGATGATGCATGGTATAAACGTGAACTTAAAAACTTAGGTTCTGAAGAGGCATTTAATCGACAATATGGTAATGAGTTTGTTAGCTCAAGTTCATTATTATTAGATCCTCAAGAAATGAAGGTCCTAAGAAAACGCATGAAGAAATTCGAGCCTGTTGAATTAGATGACTTTGATAATATTCATATCGATGTAAGTAAGCACTTATTTTTCGATCCAGCGTTTGATATTGAAACAGCCAAAGATGAAAATAATTATTGGCTATTTTCAATTGATATTGCAGAAGGAAATGGAGGAGATTACTCAGTGATTAATATTTTTAAAGTTGATCCAATGAGCAAAAAAGAAATTGAAAATGTAGTTAGCCCTGGTGCTATGTATGATTTCTTTAAACTCAAACAAATTGGTGTCTTTAGATCAAATGAACATCCTATTGAGGATTTTGCCAAGATCTTATACACATTAAGTATTGATGTTTTCAATGCCGAAAATACAAAATTAATTATAGAATACAATACATACGGATCTATTCTTATCAAATATTTGCAAACAGTTTTCCCACAAAGAAATGACTTTGACGAAGAAATGATACTTAGATTCAAACACAGACATGATAGTAATGCTTTAAAACCTGGAATTAAAGTAAAATCAGATAATAAACCAATTTTCTGTCAGAACTTTAAAAAATTATTCTCAATGAATCGCATAGAAACAAGAGAATGGTTTACAGCAAAAGAAGCATCGGTCTTTGGTAAGCTTAAAAATGGCAGTTATGGTGCTCAGATGGGCCACGATGATACTATTATGACAGCTATTACAGCTACTGAATTCTTTGGAACTACAGACTATGCAGATTTTGTGGAAGAATTATTGGACGTAATAGATCCAACTCTGCACGATCACATGGAAACTGTGTTATATAAGGATGTAGAAGACGCTGGTGACCTTCAATATGATATTTACGATTTATTGAAATAAAACCAAAGTCGAACAGATATATAGATAAAATACTAAAAAATAAATAGTCTAAAATCATGGCACTTAGTCCACAATTATTACAATTTAAGAGCTCAGGCGTATATCGCTTAGAATTCGATAAGTCTCAGACTGTTAACATTCCTGCAGAAACAATCAGATTGATTGTTGGTCACTCTAAAAAAGGACCATTCAATACTCCGACTTTCGTAGAAGACGTTGCACAGTTTACAAACATCTACGGAAGTATTGATTCTTCTTTAGAGAAAAAAGGAATGTATTTTCATAGATCAGCTCTTGCAGCTTTACAAAGAGGTCCAATTTTGGCTCTTAACTTAGCAGCAATGGATGCGGGTGATACAGTTAACGGTATTAGTTTACCAACATGTGCCTCTGCAAATCTAGTAGCAACACCAGTTACTCCATCTTACATAGATGTACATAACACTGATAAATTTTGGTTCCCTAATTCAGACATCGCTGTACAAAACGAAATTCAATTTGCAAATGCTGATAGAGTTTTAAACTTTGTTAATCTTAAAGGTGAAAACATTTCAGTTATTGTTAAGCAATCAGCAAATACAGCTGGTTTTGAAGTTAAAGCTTCAGAATGGTTTGGATTTAACAACGTACCATCTTATATTTCTCCTGATGATTTCATCTCTGATTTCATGGTAGACGTTTATGTTTTCGCTGGTAAATACGATGCAGCTGCATTAGACGTAGATCCAGTTTTTGGTTCTTACTTTAAAAAGGATGCTACTATATCAGGTACTACATACGGTTTAGATAAAGATCAATTAAATGCATTTGCTAACTTAAAGCAAGTAAGCTTAGTTGCACAATACACTGGTTCTTTATTACCAAACTTTACAGATCAAGAAGGTAGAAACTTAAATATCGAAACTCTTATCAACTTAGAATCTTCTAGAACAGGTTTATTCTGTATTCTTAATGAAGCCGCAATTGAAGAAAACGATACTATGAATGCTTTAGATATTGTTGGTCATGATTATAATGCTGGTTATACAATTCTTTCTTATTCAGAAGAAGAAACTACCAGCAGAGAAGTTACTTTAGCAGGTACAGTTGATGAAATTAGTTCTAACGTATTTGAATATGATTTGAATTACTATAATTCAACATCCGTTAATACAGGTACACCTTCTGCAACAGCAAATCAATTAGTTATCGCTGGTGCAACCGTGGCTTCGACTTTCCTAGGAAAATATGTTAAGTTAAGTAATGGTTCATTTACTCCCGTACTTACTTCAACATTAACTAACGCAGGTGCTGATACAACTATTACTTTTGTTGGTACATTATTACCAGCAGACGTACTTGTACCAAAAGCTTATACTCCAGCTGTTTATACAAATGATTTAGCAAAAGGAATGTATGTTCCTGCTGATGCATCTGGAAGAATGGCTAAAATTACTAGAATTACTACTACATCCACAGCTAACTTATTACAAGTTACTACAAGTGAAGCTTATGATTTTGGTGTAACACCAAAAGCTTACAAATCATTTGAATCAAACGCAAGCATTTACTTAGTACATAACTTAGATAAATTTGTAGCTCCAGTATTAACTATTAAAGAATGTTTAGATACTTTAGTAGGTACTAAATTAAAAGATGCTTTGGTAGACAAAGACAATATTACTTTCAGATACATCGTTGACACTTTCGGTTCTTACGAAGCTGCAAACGGTTTATTAAACAAATATCAATTATCATCTTTAGCAAAAGACAGACAAAATGCTTCGGCTATTTTGAATGCTCCAATGGTTAAAGAATTTAAAATGTCAGTTGATCCTTCTTTCGTAGATATGGATGGCAATTTTGAATCTAACTACGTAAAAGACGGTGGTAATTTAGCTTTAAATCCAACTTCAATTTACGCAATGCCTGATATTACTACAGGATCTAACTACGGATTCTGGTATGGTCCAGGTGTTAACGTTAGAGAAAACGGTAAGAATTTAGTTATTCCACCAGCAGCATACGTTTCTAATAACTATATCGCTAAGTACTCTGCAGATTTACCTTGGTCAATCGTTGCAGGTCCAAGAAGAGGTATTGTAAGTGGTCCTGGAGTTGTAGGTGCAGAATATGCATTCGACAAAAAAGACAGAGATAATTTAGAGCCATTCGGTATCAATCCAATTGTATTCCAAAGAGGATCTGGATTAGTTATCACTGGTAATAAAACTGGTCAGCAAAACATTAAATCAGCACTTTCATCTGCTCATGTTAGAGAAGTATTGATTTACATCCAAGACGGATTAGCTGCGATTTTGAAAAACTATGTATTTGAGTTTAACACAGCTCAAACTAGATTAGAGATCAAAACGTTGGCAGATTCATTCATGGAATCAGTTAAATCTGACACTGGTGTTTACGAATACAAGAATATCATGGACTCAACTAACAATACAAACGAAGTTATCGATTCAAACATCGGTATTCTTGACACTTTTGTTGAACCAGTTAAAGGTCTAGAAATTGTTGTAAGTAGAACTACAGTATTAAATACTGGAGAAATCGCAACAGGAAACTTTTCATAAAATAAAATAAAAGCAATATACGATGGCTAATTTACCACATTATTCAAATGACCAAACGTCTAAAAAAGGAAGAAACTTCGAACCTATACAAGGTAATTTGTTTGAAGTTACTATCATTCCACCAGCAGGAATTGCAGGTGGCGAGATGTTATTACAACATGTTAACAGTATATCTGGTTTAGAAACAATTCATAGACCAATCTCACCAGTTGAACAAAAATTCAAATGGGCAACTAGAAATTATGCTGGTATGCCAGATGGTACTTCACATGATATAACAATTAACTTCTCATTAAACTTAAATGACGCAAACCAAGCATATCTTTACAAAACCCTTAAAGACTGGTACACGTTAGCTTATAATAC